TTTCAATTACCGTTGATTGCGTTATAATCAAATTGAGTTATAGGATAGCGCCTATAAGATCTGATCGATAGGATAGCGCCTATCTTCTTTCATATTATTTACATTATTACTACTTTAATTTTGAATCAAATCTTTTTTCCAAATTGAACATAAAAAGAAAATATTCTAAATTTAAGTTTATTTTGTTAATAATCTTAATTCTGTGGAACTCTGAATGGGTTTCCTTGAGCTTTTTAGCTCAGAGGCCGGGCGTTTAGCTCGTGCCAAAGCTGAAGCCCTTGGTAGAACCAAGGCCATTTGCAACTATGCGGTTGCATTTGCACAGTCTCTTGCAAAAGGGACTCGAAAAAATTTCTACTGTTCCGTCTGGGAGCAGATCGATTCCACTATGGAATTGGTGCCACTATCTGAGGTGGTAGAAAGGGTTGTTCCCAGCTGGGTTCAACCAGTGAAGAGTCATTCATTTGGCTCGTTTTCATTTGGCAGGAATTACTGTCGCTGCGGTGGTATTAAGCCCACTGCGGAAATGGTGGATCTTGTGAGTGCTCTCACGGTTTCCACCTTGAGTTCTCCGCTCAATAAACAGGAGAGGAGGAAGTTGCGACGTAAACGTTGCCCTTTCTCCACCACTGTTTGCAGGCCAAATTCAATTGATGCCTGCCACCTCTGTGATCAAATCCAGAGGTATGAAGTCACCCAGGAGGCTCCACAACCAGAGGAGTGTCCACACTGTTTGGGAACTGGTATTGTGTGTTCTAAAGAGTGGGATCTTTTGCGCACAACGGTTAGGGAAAACCGTAAAACTTTCCAAGTTCCTTCACTGCCCTTGCATGAACATGTTTTGCAGGAGGGTTTGCCCGGTGCTTGGCGTTATAGGTCTCGCATTGGATATGTCAGTAAAAAGCATCCTATCACTGATGTAAATACATGGATGCAGGCTGCTGCTATTGTGCGTTCAGAGCCAGATTTCTGGATGCGCACCGATGACCCTTACTTACAGAGGGACATCATTAGTGGTGGTGATGGAGGTTACGACCCATGGTGTTATATAGCACCGACTAAGCACATTTGTGCCAAGATTTTTGACTGGTGGCACACAAAGTATACACCAGGATATGACTGTCCAAATCCATCTTTTGATGATTTTGACAGGAAGAAAATGGGGCCTCCCAGATGGCCACTCTATAATTATGAGAGTGCACGCACTACCCAGCGTGAGATGGTCCACACTGTCCCGAAGGGTGATACTGATTATTTCAACTACTGTGTAGGTGCTCTATCCTCAGAGTTGGAATTTTTTCTGGATGAGTTCTATGATTGCGCTTCCACATTTGATGGTGAATTGAACTTGTCAATAGGCAATGTATCTCAAAGGCCATATCGAGCCTACTTCGAAACTTCAAGATTGAAAGTTTCTATAGTGGATAAGATATATCTTGCAGATGCCTATAAGATGGTACACTGCCAAGAACCGGTGCAGGTTATGGCACACGGCCGAGATGAGGCTGAGGACCAACTTGACCATCTTGAAAATAAGCAAGGTGGTGAAATCTTTTCAACCCCCAACTTCATTAACATGCTTAAATCCAAGAAGAAGGAGGTTAGAGGCAAGGATTTTGCTGGTGCAACTGAGGGGCGTATAGTCAGATCTGCAGATTTAGAACTCAGTAAGCAAGACATATTCCTCACAAATTCTCTCATGGAGAAAATGCGCAAGTCACGCATTATTAAGAGGTTTGCTGGAATGTCGCCACTTCTTACACGGATGAATATGGACATAACCAATAAAGATGAAATTGTCAGATATCCCGTTAAGGAGTTGCAGTGTACCATTGATGGTACTTTATCCGCACAAACTTTCACAGTTCTGGAAAGACCCAGGGAGTCACTAATATGTAAAATGAGTGAAGAGGGTTGGAAGGAGGCAAAGTCTGTTTGTCTCAATCTACATGTGCGGAGTTATCTTCCCACACATGTACGTGTATATGCGTTTTGTGTGGTTATGTGGGGCCATTCTAGCAATGCTGAAGTTGCTAGTCTGAGTGGATCATATCTCTATTTGGGAGATGGCGAAGCTTCAATGCTTCAACTGCCACTTATTTGCAATCCACTTGGTAATGAGTTGCAGGACCAAGATGCCTATAGAAGGTCATTGGTTCTTTCTACGAGTTTTTTTGGACCAACCGGTTTTAAACCTGGTCAACCCATATTCGGTATAACTGCAGTGGAATTTACCGAGTATATGCCCACGTCACACGGGGGCATCTCCCATGAGCAAGATTCATGGGATAAAATGCTACAGGCACACCAGGGACCCAATAAGCAAAGATTTATAAGTGGGTATAATGTTGTGGATGTGATAGAGTCTGGAGCTGACAAAGCTGTCAAGTTTCCAGAGTTTGATATGTCTGCAGTACCAAATCATCAGCCGGTAGTGAGAAAATTTAATGATAAGGTTGGTGTTTTAGGGATCCAGCGATCTACCAGTATGCGGGTTAAAAATTTTTCCAAGTATGCTGGTGGAAATATTCCTGTGGTGAATCACTTTGATTATACACAGAATATTGCTTCTGGTGTTGGAGAATCTGACAGGAAAAGTGCGAGTATCGTACATGATCCAATATTGCAGACCATTCCAACAGTTCTTTTGAAAGACGCTGGCAAAGATACTAATTGTTTTGCTAGTGATCTAGGTCCAATGGAATATATTGGCACAGAAATGTGTGTTATGCCCCCGGAGGCTCGTGCTGGTCACATCATGCGGAAAATTCCACTTATGGACACTTTCCGTCGAGTCCAGGGAAGTGCGTATAATCGATGGCTGAACCTTGGTTATATGGACTGTGATATTGCCCTTGTTAGCCATTTGGCAGGCAATGTTTATAGTGGTGTTTCTGTGTATTTCGTACTTGATTGCTATAATCGCTTACCAGAATCACTATCTACGGAAACTTTTATGTCTCAGATAACACAATTTCCATTGTTTATACACATGTTATCAGATAATAAAACTTCCACACATGTTATACCACTGAGAAAAATTGTTGGACACACACTGCATGTTGGTGGGGATGCTTTTGCAAACCCAATGTTGTATGTTGTTTGTGGGTCTCGAGCCTCGCTCCCTATCTCAGTTGATGGCCACTTTGACATTGAATTTTACACTAGTGGTCCATTATATGACAATGCCGGTTTTGCACCTGATAGTCTGTTGCAATATCCTATCACTGATAAATCTCTTGAAGATTTAGATATTGTATTGCCAACAAGGATTATTGGCATTGGCAGTGCCGCCCCCACTTCATTTCCTTTGAGTTGGGCACTTCCACGAACTGATCATGGATTCACCTCCTACTCTTTTGGATCAGCCATACTGTCCCACTTTCTTGGTGTGGCAGGAACCTTGGATTTTACTCTCTATGTTGTATCATCAGTTTTTACATCTTGCAAACTGAGAGTATTACTATGGAATTCATTGCCTAGCAATTTATTCCTTCCCCGTATACCACATATTGATGTGGAGTCACGAACCCAGCGTATGCAACTTCGTATACAAGACCCATTTGTGAGCTCTTCCACTTTTGGCGATACAGGTGCACAATTAATTGTTGTTCCTCTTTGCACAGTATATACACCAGAACATGTGGAATCCGCATTTGAATTTGGGATCACCATTCATGGGATTGTCCCAGATAGCAAACTTTGTCGATCGATAAATTACACCAATAAGTTTGCTTGGTTTATGATGAAGGTTAACACACCATCTGGGATGACTGCTGTGGACATTCCAGCACGGTGTGTAAATCTTAAACATACCGCTGCAACATTCCAACACTTTGTGAATCCTTTTACCACATTGTGTTCGGCTACAGGCTTGCATGGTGGTGATGTTGTTCTACACTTCTATTGGTCTTTGGATAAGTCAAGAAAGAAAATGTCTGACTTGACTGGAAGTGTAGTTATTTCCTCTGGTATGGGTGTCCCAACTGATTTCTTTAGGGGTGGGATACAGATCTTCAACATGCTTGAGTGTAAGGCTTCTATACCGATCCAATTCGGCACCTTTTCTGGTGTGGCACCTTCCACTGCCCCCAATCATGTTCATTTAAATTGGGTTCGATTTGCACTTGATGGTGACTGGGAATTTTTTAATACACTCCATGTCTCTGTTGAGGTCTTGCCTGGGTTTTCTTTTTATGGTAGGACGGCCGGACCTTTCTCTCCAATTAGTGGTGCTGCTGATACTAAAGCACTCATTAAAGAGGAGATGGATAAAAGAAAGAGTAGGACCAAGAAAGGGGGATCAGCAGATGATACTAGTACATCTTAAAACAAACTAGTCGATTTCCTATGATCGTAATCTCATAGGCTTGTAGATATTTTCTTGTTTTCTATATTAGAATTTATTTTCTGTTGTTTGTTTAATTACTGTTTATCAGTGGCGATGAAATAGGTTTGTCCTTTTCCTATTTCTGCTTTGTTGGACACAAAAATACGAATTTTACTTTTGTGAATTTTCTTATGCAG